GCATGAGCCGAGACGCTGACGGCTTCTGTAAGCCGGGTGGCGTCTGGTGGCACTGCATGTGCTTCATCGGCGTGCGGTTTGGAAAACGTCCTGGCCTGCTCTGTGCCAACTCGTGGGGCGACTCCAACGCGGTTGGCAAGCATTTCCCCGAGACGATGCCGGATGCCGTCCGCAAGTGTTCTTTCTGGGTGGATGCCGACGTGTGCGACCGCATGCTCAGCGGACGCGATTCCTACGTCTACGCCGGGTACAGCGGGTTTAAGCCAACGGCGATGCCTGACAACTGGCTGCGAGGTGTGCTGTGAGATTCCTTATCTGCCTCGTTGTCGTGCTGATTGGATGCGTGGCCACCCTACCCGATGACCACGGCGTATCCGCTGACATGGCCTGCGAGACAGCCCGCATGGTGGTGCAGCTGCGGCACGAGATCGCCCCGACGCCGGCCAGCGACAAGTGCGACAACTGCGTTGATGGCTTCATCGGTGACGGGAAAATCAAAATCACCTGCCCTGTCTGCAAAGGAACGGGCAAGAAATGACAAGGGAAGAACTCGTTGCGGACGTGTGGGGCTCGCTGCCGATGCGTAAGCATCTGCTAGGCCGCGAGCGTGTTGGCCGCATTGTCGAGCGGGCGCTAAAGGAGTGGCCCATTCCTGTGCTGTATCAGTGCGATGCTGGGCAGACGCAAATCGTCGCCAAGCATTTCGCCCGCAGGCTCGAACGCCAGGAGCGTGAGTACGGAATGGGCTTTCTCGCTAGCATCATCTTGGCGGCCATCATCAGCGAGATCGTCAAGAAAATCGTGCAGCGTTGGCTGGATAATCGTGGCGAGATGCTGGAGGCCATGCAGTGACCGACCAAGCGAAAGAGACTCTGTACGGGATCATTGAGCGGTGGGGATTTCCCACTTTGGTAGCCATTGCCTGCGGCTGGGTGCTGCGGGCTGACGTGTTGCTGCCCCTCGTTGAGGAGCACAGGGCCTTTGTGAAGAGCCTGAGCGAGACGCAGCGTGAGATCAGCAAGGCAGTGAGCGAGCAGACACGCCTGCTGTATGCGTTGCAGCCCCGAGCCGGCGACATGCCGCAGGAGAACTGACATGGCGATGAGTCCGAGACTGCTGCGACCGAGGGCGACAGGGTTTAACCCGAAGAGCATTGCCGGGCTCGGCCTGTGGCTTGACGCCACAAAGACAACGTCTGTCCTGAACTCAATCTCGCCGGATACTGCCGCGACGAATGGGCAGACCGTGCGACGATGGATGGATCAAAGCGGTTTGGCAAACCACGCCAATCAGGCGTCTGGCACAGCGCAGCCAACTTATACGGCTTCGACTGCCGTGGACTTCGACGGCACAAACGACACGCTGGAGATCGGAAAGGGCATCAGCAGAAATAGGGGCTACATTGGCATCTTTGTTGTGTTCACAGCCGATGCCATAACCACATCGAATCGCTGGCTTGTCGCTATGACGACTGCGGCGGGAAACATCAGGACCGGCCTCTCTTTTTCACCCACAGGCCAAATATCGCTGTCTTGCAGGCGAGTCGACGGTGGAACTTTTGCAGGAATCACAGGGTCAACCCTGTCTGCGGCAACCAAGTATGTGGTCACCGCCCAGGCCAACTACGCTGGCCAATCGGCAGGCATACGAGCCAATGGGTCTATCGTGGGTTCGAGCAGTTCGTTTTTGGATGGCGGCAGCACTTCGGATACGGATTCTTACTTCGCAGATATAGGATCACTTGCGGGATCTCAGTTTTTTGACGGCACAATCGCGGAAGTGCTGATCTTCAACGGCTCGGCACTTTCTTCGTCTCAGGTTTCTGCCGTTGAGAAATGGCTAGGAACTAGGCACGGAGTATCGGTGGCATGAGGTACTTTCGCGCACCTGCTGAAGTAGCCGAAATGATGCGGCAGTACGTGGCAGACTCGCTTGGGCAGCCAAACGGAATGGCTGATGAGCCTTGGCGAGTAAATGGCGACTTCACCAATAACGGTATGGTGTATGTCTCTATAGGGCCGCATCACACACAAGACGAGTTCTGGCAAACACTGCTTGCCGTGGCTATGACAGCAGGCGTTGAAGAAATCGACCAGCAGCAGTACTTGGCGGCTGCTCCTCAATAGGCTGCAGGCCTTTTATCTCACTGCAAGATACTGACGGAAGCCGCTTACCATAAGCACACCCAGGAGCTACCCATGGCCGACAACATTCTGAGCCGGAAGAACCGAGACATTGACATCACATTGTTCACGGCCACCGCATCGGCCACCACGCTCGACATGCGTGACGTGGCTGGTGCTGTAGTGTCGCTGGGCACCATGAGCACCAACGCCAGCACGCTCCAGATGTGGGCAGGCACCACGCCCGCTGGTACGTTTCGCCGCCTGTACAAGGCTGATGGCAGCGTGGCTGATCTCACCCTGGCCGCCTCAAGCACGGACGGGCGAGCCTATGCCCTGCCCGATGAAGTGTTCGGGGTTGAGTATCTCAAGATCGTCTCGGCCACCACGAACAGCACGGGCACCATTGGCGTGGTCATGCTGAAGAGCTGACGTGCCTACCAAGATCCCCAGCCATAGGCCGCTGCGTCTGCGTTCGTCTCGCCCTAAAAGGGACGAGAGCTGCAGGCCCAACGCGGCATCCCGTGGCTATTGCGACAAGGCCCACAAGAAGTGGCGTCAGGCCGTGCTGAACAGATGCCATTGGCAATGCGTTGACTGTGGCCGCGTAGCCTACGGGCGCGAGATGCACGCTGATCACGTTGTGCCTATAAGCCAAGGTGGCGACAGGTACGCCGTGGCCAACGGGCAAGCCAGATGCTCTGCGTGCCACGCACGGAAGACGCTGCGTGAAACGCGGGCCGGGGTGGGGTAGGTCAGATCTCTGGGGCATTCGGTTATACAAACCCCACGGTTTCCTCAAACGCACGCAGGGCTGAAATTGGGAGTTTAAACATGGGCAAGGGCCGCAAGCCGACGCCTAAACCGCTGCTTAAGCTTCGCGGCGCTCGCGTTAGGGGCCCGCACAAGTCCGGCATAGACGCCGTTCCGGGCATCCCGCCTGCTCCGCACTGGCTCTCGGATCTCGCCCGCGAGGAGTGGGAGCGGATCGTTCCCATGCTCGAGGCGTCCAAGGTCATGAGCCCCAGGCACCAGCAGACGCTGGCCGCTTACTGCGACTCGCTCGCGGACATGATTGAGGCAGATCGTGAGCTCAAGGCCAACGGGGCCACGTTCATGGACGATAAGGGTAGGGTAAGCAATCACCCTGCGTGGACTCGGAAGCGTGACGCTCGCACGTCGATGCTCAAGTTCGCGTCTGAGTTTGGCCTAACGGCGTCTGCCCTGGCACGAGTCTCGGCGGTTGAGAATGGCCCGCAATCAGACGAAGAAGACGCCCGCATGTTCGCTTGAGCACCCATGCGAAAAGTGCTCCTCGTGTCTGGCGGTGCGTTTCTTCCACAAGCACCTGACGCACGCCAAGGGCGAGCTCGGCGGCAAGCCGTTTACGCTTGAGCCGTGGCAGCAGGACTACGTGCGAAAGCTCTTCGCCACTGAGGGCGACGTGCGAAAAGTCCGCACCAGCCTGCTGGCGATTCCGCGCAAGAATGGAAAGAGCAGTTTATGCGCGGGTATTGCGCTCAAACTGCTCATGGAGAACGAGCCAGGCTGTGAAGTCTATTCCTGCGCAGCCTCACGCGATCAGGCTCGGCTCGTCTTTGACATGGCCCGCGTCTACGTCGAGCAGTCGCCAGTGCTGAGGCAGCATCTCAAGGTTTACCGGAACGCCATCGTGCGAGAGGCGACGCACGGCACGTACAAGGCGTTGAGTGCGGAGGCCGGTATTCAACATGGGCTCTCCGCTCACGGCGTCATATTTGATGAACTCCACGTCTCTAACCGCGAGATGTGGGAAGTAATGCTGAGCAGCCAAGGTGCTCGGCGTCAACCGCTCACGGTGGCGCTCACGACGGCAGGCTTTGACCGCAAAAGCGTCTGCTGGGAAATCTGGAAATACGCCGAAGCCGTGGCCGCTGGAACCGTGAAAGACGAGACGTTCCTGCCGGCCATCTATGCCGCCCCGATTGAGGCCGATTGGAAAGACGAAAAAACGTGGGAGCGTGCCAACCCCAACCTAGGCGTCTCGGTACGGCTCGACTTCCTGCGGAGCG